ATTGCTGCACTTTCTGAGTTTGTTGAAGTGCAAGAAGCATGTGGTTGGGCTGAAGATGACGAATTAGTCTTTACTGACGAAGACGGCATCAGCTACTACTACGACGAAGACCTCGACGAGTGGATTGAATTAGAAGAAGAAGACGAAGAAGACGAAGACGAAGATCAGGAGTAAATCAAAGGCATGGTGTCTTGCACGATCTCTTGAATGCAGGCCAAGGTCTGCTCCATAGGGATATCGTGCTTACGCTGCGATCTTAATAACTCGCTAATTTCAGATAGGGCTATCCACGCATCACCTGCATGGATGGCTCTTTTTGCATCTTCTAGGTCATCAAACTCTAAAGTGATTTTCATTTTTCCTCCGACAACATGAAGATTGCTACAAATGTAGCGACAGTGGCTATCGCTCCAAATAGGATTAAGAACACCACCCAAAGAACTGTCTCTAACATATAGCCTGCCATTCCCTTTCTGATCTGCCTGAGTTAGACCTAGCTGTTTTACCTGTTAACTCCACCATCCCCATCTTTTGCATCTCTGGCAATCGCCTCCAGACCTGATCGTTCCGCAGGCCAGAATACTTTGCTATGCCATCTTTTCCTAGGGGGCCATACCTTTTAAGGCAGGCATGGATAACTTCTGTATGGGCTTGTGCTACATCAGTGATGCTTTCAGCAGCCATATGACTCGTTATTGGATCAAGGACCCGCGCTCTAAAGAATTCAAGTATTTTCATTTCTTCACCACTCTTCGAAACATTCTGTCTGGGTGTGTCCAAAAGGCTTGATGACATCTGTTTTCCTCTTTCATTCGTGTTTTATAACCAAATTTATCAGTACAGTCCTCACAGATAGAACAAGTTTCCTTGACTAATCGTGCGAGGGCTAACCATTCCATAAATTGCTTTCTAGAGTGAAAGCATAAAGGTTTGAGTTCTTCGTCCATCATCAGAATGGCACGTCATCGTCCATATCTTGCACAGTTTTGACGGGGGTATTCTGCTTGGCAGCTTTAGCCTTTTCCATCACCACGGAGTTAAATTTCTCGTTGGCATAGATGTAGTTAAACCACTTGCCATCGTCCATTTTCTTTGAGGGGTACTTAACAAAGTCACCTTTACTGCCTGACATGATGCTACAACTCTTGATAGTGATAAACGGGTCTACGCCTGCTTTAGATGCCAAGATTAAGTTAAAAGAGGGGTACTTACCGTCTTTCCATTCGACTGAGATTTCCATGATTAGCCTTTCTGTTTTTTAATTGCGGATCTGGTTGGTGCTGTTAGCAATCCCCAGAGCCATAGTTTTTGTTCGCTGTCTAGCATTGCTTCATCAAGCATTTGTGATGCTTCTTTTGCTTTACCGACACCGACCAATTCCTCGCAGGCAACTGCCATACCTTTAAGAAATTCTTGATCCTCTTCGTTAACCTCAGGGTTACCGCGAGGAGTAATTATTGGTGCATCACCTTTGCGACCTGTTGTAGCGTCTAGCGCATCATGTTCTACGATTTCAAGCGCTGCAACCCACAAGTATCTGCGGATGTATGTTTGTACTGCGCCCAAGTTTTGGACCTCGTGACAGCCCTTTAAAGCTGCCGTGGACATAGGACTGCTGATCACAATGCGCTCTTCTGGCTGGTCATTGTTGATGATCGTCATGGTCGCTGACTCATTACCAAAGCTGATTACAGATGTAAGGCCAGCAGTATCAAATATTTCTAAGGCTGGAATAACAAAGTCACCCAACTCAAAGTAATAGTAATTGGCAAACTTGTTATGGCCTGACTTTTTTAGTTTGCGCTGATGAAATACTTGACGCGCCATGTTTAATCTTTGATATACGTTAGGTGAACTCATTATTCTGCTCCAAATACTAGTTCTAACTCTTCACTGATGATGGCTTGTTGGTCTTCAGGATACAGATCTCTAAACTCAACAAAGTGATTCTCTTGGCAACAGCCAATCTTTCCGTCTTGTGGCTGGCAGCAATAGCAACAATACGTCACACTTGATTGCATAAACTCTTGCTTGTACTGCTCAAACAAACTCTTTACTTTCATAGTTCTCTCTCTTTCATCATTGCGTCTGCTATTGTGTAAGCAAACTTTACAAGTTCATCGGTTGGGTATCTGATGCCTGAATTTTCAGACAACATTCCTTGCATAGCCTTAGCCGCAAAGTAATCACGCAAGGTCATGCCTCTATCTGTTCCGTATTTATTGTTGAACTCATTTACCACTGGGTCTGCTTGTGGAAATGCTGATATATTTTTCATATCATTTTCTCCAATGCTTGTATTACTCTATCGCGCAACATATCGATGATGTTTTGTCCATCAAGGGTTTGCACTTCGTCAATGCTATACATGTCGTCATATAGCCTGTGGTACACAATGAGAAGCTTTACTTCTTCCCATTTAACGTGTTTAACAAATTGTGATGTTTTCATATTCCAAGTGCTAAAGTCTTTTGTCCATGCAATCTTATGGTCCATATGCAATCCAGAGTTTGTGTTCTAGTTCTTTTATTTCTTCTTCTATGTAATCTAACTGGTCGCCATTTAGGGTGTCGGTAATGTCCAAACCTTTTCTGCTGCCATCTTCGTCACCACGATACAGAACCCTAAACTCATATGATTCTGGTTCGCCCCAACTAGGATCGCCTGCACAATAGTCATACTGCACATCGCATACACCAAGATCGCCCAGGTCAACCTCAATCCAATCATTCATCATCATCTCCAAAAGGGTCACCAAAGTTTGAGTTAACTCCAGTTCGCAGGTTTAAATAAGTGGAGCCTACTTTTTTTATGTAGTCACCGTTTTGTGCAACATAGTCATTACCAGTCTTAACAAACACATTACCAAGTTCATTGGTTTTTATGTTGCCATGAGTAAAGTATGTATGGTTAGAAAACCGATCAAACTTCAACATTTTGTGCCTTGTTTTGTTTACTTACCTCAATACTTTTTACATACAAAATTAGTTCAACTAAATTTTTGAAATTAGTTTCACAATGTTTGTTTAACTCATCTAAGGTAAAGTCTTTGCCTTCCTTAAAACCTTTTTGCCACATTTCTAAATAGTCCATTACTTTGCTCCTGTTAACCACCGTTTTCTGATGGCATGAAGAGACTTTACATCAACTTTACGACATCACCTAAACATTTATTTCTATCAGTTTGTCAGAAACGATAGGCAGTTTCTATTGCATGGTGTTGTAGTATGCGCTATTATCGCACCGTTAACAATAACAAAGGAAAGCAATGAAAGTTACAGATTTACCTAAAAACGTCACCCTATATGAGTTGGCTAAAGTGCTTGGCATTACAGCGCCAGCAGCTTACAAATACAAGAAAACAAACAAGATCCCTGACCTGCGCGTTTATCAGTTAAAAGAGAAAAAACCAGAGTGGTTTAAGGAAGAAACATGCACACAGTAAACATAATGTTGACAGACAAGGAAGATGGCACTCTGGGTGTACAGATCATTGCCGAGCCTACAGAGGGATACAGCGTTAGCAATCATGTAGCCAATCTATTTTTAGAGATGTTGCAAGACTTGCAAAAGCCACAGATCGTCATTAATCCTGATCAGTGATATAGTAGTTTGAAACACGGCTAGGGTGGGAGTTGCTCCCCATCCGAAAAGAGTTAACCCTTCTCCTGCCGACTGTTTCTTCCAAAGGGTGTTTAAAAAGCGGAAAACATGCACTACTACCAATTCAATATCGGGGACTATGCTTCCCACACAAGGCATTTAAACGTCATAGAAGATTGCGCCTATCGCAGGTTATTGGACTTCTACTATCTCCATGAAAAACCAATAAAGCAACATGACATTGCTCGGCAGATCAACATGAGAGAGTATGAGCAAGAGGTCTTATCCGTTCTAAATGAGTTCTTTTTGTCATCAGAAGATGGCTTTGTTAGTCCACGGGCAAACAAGGAAATAGAGCATTTTCACTCGAAGATTACTCAAGCTTCCAAGGCTGGTAAAGCGTCTGCTGAACGCAGGTTCAACGTCCGTTCAACGCCCGTTCAACCAACCAATAACCAAGAACCATTAACCAATAACCATATTGTTAAGCAGAACAGAGGCTCGCGCCTCCAAGCAGATTTTTGTTTAACAGATGATTGGAAAGAATTTTGTCGGAAAGAAAGATCAGATCTTGATCCACAAAAGGTGTTTGACGGTTTCAAAGATTACTGGATTGCTAAGGCTGGTCAACAGGGTGTCAAGCTTGATTGGTTTGCCACGTGGCGTAATTGGGTCAGAAACCAGAAGCAGGGATTGGTTAACAAGGCCGACCAGGTGTTCACTACCGTGCCAAGCAAATTCGAGCGAGACCCTGCCTTGCTTGCGGTAGAGGCCAAGTTTAAAGAAGCAGTACCAATGCCACCAGAAATCAGAGCAGCAATGGAAAGGTTGCGCAAATGAAGTACCTTTCTGTTTGCTCAGGTGTTGAAGCAGCTACTGTTGCCTGGCATCCGCTTGGTTGGCAACCGGTGGGGTTTGCAGAGATAGAAAAATTCCCATCGCAGGTTTTAACGCATCACTATCCAAACGTCACCAACTTTGGGGACATGACCAAATTTAAGGAGTGGAATCTTGAGTCAATTGAACTTTTGGCAGGTGGAACACCTTGCCAGTCTTTTTCCGTTGCCGGCCTGCGCAGAGGGCTCGACGATCCAAGAGGAAACCTTGCCCTTACCTATTGTGGAATTCTTGACAAGTTTAGACCCAAGTGGTGCGTATGGGAAAACGTGCCAGGTGTCCTCAGTTCAAACGGAGGAAGGGATTTTGGTTCCTTTCTTGGGGCGCTGGGGGAACTCGGGTATGGGTGGTCCTATCGGGTGCTTGACTCTCAACACTTCGGAGTCGCCCAAAGACGCAAAAGAGTGTTTGTTGTTGGATGTTTTGGACACTGGGAAGCAAGCGCCAAAGTATTATTTGAGCCCGAAAGCCTCAGAGGGAATACTTCGCAGAGCAGAGAAAAAAGGCAAGAAACTACCAGAGATACTCCACAAAGCATTGTCTATGAGATGCACCCTGCAGACAGCAGAGTCAAACTAATGGGTGATGTGTGCCAAACCGTAACCTCTCGTTGGGGCACCGGTGGCGGTAACGTCCCGCTTGTGCAAGCATTCAGGAAAAGCAGAAGAGCCCAAACAGTTGACGACTATGAAACATGGGTAGATGATGGTAAAGCAAATACACTAAACACTTTTGATGTGGGAGATGTTCGCACTACTCATTTAGTTGCTGAATTTGACGATGTAAGGCGTTTGCTGCCAGTCGAAGTTGAAAGGTTGCAGGGCTTTCCTGATGGCTATACAGATATAGCAGGCGCAACAGATTTGGCAAGATACAAAGCACTAGGGAACTCTATGGCGGTTCCGGTTATGGCATGGATTGGTAAAAGGATTAAAGAGTATGAACAAACAACAGGCACATGATTTACTTGAAGCTAGAAAACGAGGACTCGCAGTCTTACCGTCAGCGATTGATCAGGCATTATTCCTCACCGGAGACCTTGGAACAAATGCGTTGGTGTTTAGCGAGGGAATGGATCAATCGTTACCAGAAGAAAGTCAAAGAGATTGGAAAAGTAAAGGCCATGACGTGGTGGCTGGGACAGGTAGATATTATGGAAGCGAAGAATGGTTTAGAGCAAATCACGGACCTCAAGAGGCGAATGAATGAGATACGCAGCAAGGGTTGATAAAAACCAAGCAGAGATAGTTAAAGTCTTGCGGGATGCTGGCGCTTATGTGTGGATCATTGGCCTGCCTGTTGACCTGCTTGTCGGTTATAAAAATCACACTTTCTTGGTGGAAATTAAAGATGGGTCAAAGAAGCGTTTAACTGCCCTGCAAGACGAGTTTTTCCAGAAGTGGGTCGGTGGCACATTGGCAAGGATAGATAGCCCTGAGGCCGCATTACGCATGATAGGTGTGGTGGGTGAGTAAACATTTTATCGATTGGTCGGATCCTGTACTGTCGCGAGAAGAGACAACTTACGACAGATACTTTAAAACTCCCGACACTTTCAAGGCTACCTTTGTTGGACCAGTTCGTGGTTGGGGTGGCAAACGCAAGGGTGCTGGTAGACCAAAAAAGATTAAAAAACAAATGCAAGAAGGCTTGACAGTTGTAGTTAAGTTAAATAACATACAACTATTGTCCTTAAAGGAAATGGGCAATGGAAGCTTGGACGCTGGT